GAGCAACGGTCGATGTCTGCTTCTGTAGGTTGATTGTCTAAGTGACCGTACTTTAATATGAGTAGTGGCAATAGATCAGCTAGTCGGATAATGCAGGCATACTCCGCTGCATCTTCTCCTTGCCCATTTAGCCGTATGACTCCGAATCCTAATTCCCCCGAAATAGATGTCCGAGCCTTTAATTGTTTAATGTATGCAAGCGGTTGAAATCCAGCGCGGGCTTTGACTTCAACATCGAACGGCACATTAACAATATCCTTGCCACTACCCCTTCCCACACATGCGCCTGCCCATTGAGTCGATAGGTACTCAGCTACAACACGCTCTGTACGGAAACCTCTGTGCTTTCTTGCTTGACTAGCCATTGACTGCTGTGCATTTACCACATTGCCAAATAACAATGCCATTAACTGAGTCAGATGAGATATTTTCTAGCTCACGGATCTGAACTGGCTCATTGCACAGCTGACAAGCGATAAATGCTGACATCAGGTCAAGCCATTCACCATTGATTTTAATTCCTACATGTCCCATTTTACACCTTTGCTTTCTGTGGATGCCATTTACCATCGCTGCCTATGTTGTACCAGATTGGTGGGCAATCAGATTTAATTCCACCTGCGTTCATTTGATTGCACTGATAACCGCCCCATGCTCTGCCGTTCTTCTCACCTTCACGCCATCTCATGTGTCCATGCTTGCATTGTGGTGCTTCTTGTGCCTCACCTGTGCCTAGTATGTCCTGCACTAAATCTAGAGCTTTGTCTAGCGTTACTGGAGCATCTACTACCTTGATGTATTCATTGACTGGTGTAGTCCAATAATCCTGAACATCTGCAACAGCAGGCTTTACAGGCTTTTGTGCTACTACTTTGCTCATTTCTTCGCGGCTTGGTCTCTTTCCTTTAGCCGCATAACCTGCATTTGCAAGTGCTCTGCCGATCGCTGAAGTCTCGCAATTCTCCAATGCTGAAGTTGAATTAACACCTCGATCAGTAATCTTCTCCTCAGCGTACCCTGTTGCCCAGCTAACGCTGTCGAGAGCAGTCTTAAATAGATACGCCTTGACGATGTATCGATCCCTTTCGACCACTTCCAACTCAGTTGCAATGCGGAAATCTGGATAGTCCTTAATAAACTTTTCAAGTCTCACCTCGACTGTCTCGTAATCGGCTAAATTAAACATAGAGTTCATTCTCCTCTGTGGCTAGTTGCCCAGCTAGTGCTCCATAGCTGCATAGATCAATCCAGTTGTCTATGTGCTGGGCAGATTGATTAGTCCTAGCCAGTTTAACCAAGACCATAATGCCTGCCACCTGATAATCGTGTATAGGCATCTCCAAGTATGCACTTAACAGCATAGCCGTGTGTTCTAAGTTATCGGCAGGATGTCCATACTGAAGCCCACGATCTCTAATCGTGTCGGTGGCTGTTAGTAAGATTTCATTGGCTCTCATTTATCGGCCAAGCTGCGCCCTAGATTGCGAGCCTTGTGCCAGCCTTCTCTGCGCCCATCCTTAAAGCCTTGTGAATACCAAAGAACATTGGAAATCAAAAGCAATCCAATCATCCCTATAATTACTACTGAGTTGATCATTGTGTACCTATCTGTAGCAATGCCCTTGATTGCTTACAAACTTAGAGTCTCATGCCTATCTGACAATGTCACGGACATTTAGGTAACGAAACGATAACGATTATCTAGGTCTGCCGTACCGTTTACCGTGAACCAAGAATGTGCCGTCCTTTTCCACATAGATTAGATCAACCTGAACATTCTTATTGTGCTCTGTAACTATGGCAAAGGCTTGCTGCCAATTCGGGCTAGAAACGTATTTGGCGGCCTTTACATTCATTGCATGTCCTACCTCAACTCCATGCAGTACGCGCCTTACAGAGCCATTGTAGGCCTCAGAAACGGCACTCCTGCCAGCACGATGCGTGTGCCCCATAATTACTGAGACTCCCATGCGCTTGCTTTGGTTCAAGGCCGACATTCCCGGATTAGGGTTCAATGCCCCTAGATCACCATGTATCGCCACCCAGCCTTTTGCGATGGGCATAGGCTCTTTCCAGTATTTAATTCCTAGCTCATCTAGCTTTAAAAACTTCTCTAGCTTCAATTCTGGCAATGACATAAAGGCAGGGATCTTCTTCATGATTACATTGTAAAGACGATCACAGTGATTGCTTCTGACCATGTGCGCTTCCTTGACATGCTGAGTCAATTCCCATAGCACATCAACTGTGCGATCTCTGTCAGCTGCAAGGGTCTGCTCATACCATCCTGGCTGATTCTCATGCCAACGGCTAATCTGAGGCAAATCTATTTCATCGCCAATCGTCAAGACGGCATCTGGTCTAAAGGATTTAATAAAGGCTGCAAGGTTAGTGACCAGATGTGAATCCTCATAGGGGCACTGAAGGTCTGGAATTACGACCGTGCGCTTAATCGTCATCCTCATCTTCATAGTCACCAAAGCGTTCTGGCTCTATTGGATCAGGCAAAATCCAAGCAGGGTAAGCAGATCGCTCCACGATGATGCCTAGCACTGTTTCTTCATCAAAGCCTGCACGCTTTAAAGATTGAGCAAACTCATACATCCCAATGCAGTAAGCATCAAGAGCTGAGTAATCTTGCTCAACTAGATTCTTAGTTGCTTTTCTTGCCATGAGATAATTGTCACCTGTCTAGTAAGGTAATGATTGTTTCGACACGCCCTTCAAGTCGATTCAATCTATCGTTCATAGAACTTCCGCCGTTAGGTTTTAGTTCAGCAAGGTAATGCTTTACTAGCCAGCGGATAGAACCGACAAAGCCAGTAATGATTGAGATGACCGCAACTGCAAGAGCCGCCCAGTTAAGGGCGTCCATTATTCGACCATGCCAAATGAATCATCTTTAGGATTTAGCCAGCGCAATACTGGAGGCAGGATAGAAGCAATGCCTGCATAGGCTAATGCTTTAGGGTCAGTCACTCCCGATGCCGCAAGTGTGAGAACAGCCGCAAGGAAAGCTCTTACCCAAGATCCTGACATCTTTTTCAATTCGTACATCACTAGCTCCTAACATAGGTATCTGAAAAAAAGCACCATCATTGTCAGCCTTTTTCGTAAAGCTGATATGCGCATGCTTAGTGTGTTTGTTAGCCCCTGTGTATTTACGCCACTTCCATCCAAGGATAGGAGAGGCAATTCTGCCGTTAAATATGATGTAAGCAATTCTTTTCTTACTATCAAACTTTGCATACTTTCGAATCTCATCTGCAAGATCTGGCATGATTTCTGGCTTGGCTTTGCCGGAGAGATCAGCATCGATGTCGATAGCACGAACCCATCCCTGAACATCTGGAATATGATCAGACTTGCCAGCACGCATGTGCCGTACATCTGCGATCCAACCGTCACTCGCAGTATCACGATCTGGGAACGAGTCATCAATCTGCTCCCTTAACTGAACAGCAGCCTTAGATAATCTCGATTTGATGTTCGTCATTAGAACATTCCCATCGCTTCAAGTTATTCAAAAACAATTCATCATGATTACATTCTGGCATGGGTGCAATAAATGCATCATCTATTGGATCGTAACTGTAACCAATACCAGCATAATTAAAACGAATGTTGCCATTGTAAGAAGTACGCTTGCAAGACTGACCTCTAAAATTGGCGTACCAAATTTCTGTATCTAAACCATCAATTAATTCGGTTTCGTCCACTCCCACAATAACTTCTGTAACAACATTTGTTTCATCTAAAAATGCGTAATGTGCCATTATGTCCAGCTCACATTTCCTGTTCCAGCAGTTATGCTGGCATAAGTGTATGAACCACTTGTCGTAGTTGTTCCTGTTAAACCTGCACCAATAGTAATTGTTCTGCCTGTAGATGTAAGCCAGCGAATAATAACTAAGCCTGAACCACCTGCTGCACCCACGGATCCCTGACTAACTAAACCTGCACCGCCGCCGCCTGAACCTGTGTTAGCCGTTCCTGCTGTTGCAGCAACTGCTTGTGGTGATGACCAATACTTGCCACCTGTGCCACCACCGCCTGAACCACCAGTACCGGGAAAACGACTTCCACCACTTACAGCATCATAAATACCACCACCGCCGCCACCAGCAATATAACCGCTGACACCCAAACCGAAAAGTGATAACCAAGTTGAATAGTCATTGACTCCAGCACCACCATTACCAGCAGAAGTCGAATCTCCATTTGCACCTACTGCGCCTCGACCACCGCCGCCACCGCCGACTCCATAATTTGCTGAAGTTGTGCCAGAGCCACCATTTGAGCCTTGACCAGATGTTGCTGTGCCACCTGATGTATTTGTTGAATAAGCACCACCACCGCCTGATCCTTGACTGCCAGCGGCAGCAGCACTTGTTGCACCCCTGCCACCACCGACCGCAGTAGTTAATGAACCAACAACAGAATTAGAACCATTTGTATTCACAGCACCACCGCCACCGACAGTTACAGTTTGGGCTGATGTTGAAATTGATTGTGAAGTAGCATAGAAAATGCCACCTGCACCGCCACCGCCAGCTGCGATGTCAGAGTTACCGCCACCACCGCCACCAGCTACTATAAGTACATCAACACTTATAGTACTAGGAACCACAGTGGTACTAGCAATGATACCGATTAAAGAATTAAGCATTAGGCAATGCCACCAACCACGATCCATGAGTTCGCAGCAACTTTGATGCAAGCTGCTGACTTGTAACGAGCAAGGACTGGAGCTGCGGCTGTTGCGCCTGCGCTGTTAATAGTAGTAGTTCCAGAAGTAACAGCATTAATTGTAGTTACTCCAGCACCTTTCATGTAAACCAGCAAGGTAGTGCCAATTGGAAAGTCATAAGTCGCATCTGTTGGAATTCGGAAAGTGTTAGCCGATGCGTTATCCATCGTGCAGATTGAATTAAGACCATCTGCCTTGACTGCTGTGTAAGTAGTGCCAGTCTGTGCATTGACAGTAAGACCAGCAAACTTGGTGTCAATGTCCTGCCCAAGTTCTGCGATAGCAGTCGCGCCATTCTTAACTAGGTCGCTTGACTGTGGGATGTCAAAACCGAAGTTTGTTGTTGTAGTTGCCATTAGGTTAGTGCTCCAGTCGCGTTAGTCCAGATAAGTGTAGCATTTACGCCAGTCCAAATTAGTGAGGCTGGCAATACTGTTTCCCATTGTGTGGTAGATAGTGAGAAATCTGTGGCTGAGATGTAAAGGGTAATCTCGGTAAAACTAGGAGTAGCGCGTAGGGCTACATTTTCGACAAAGCCATCAAAGAATCCACCAAATAAGTTAGTCGGTAGGTTTTGGATAAGAACAGGCTGACCGAAGAACACGCCAATCAAAGAGTTACGCATTGCATCTGGCATGTCTGGATTGTCTAGTCTGAAAGTAATCGCTCCCAATGAAGCTCTAGGGTTCTTTCTAAGGTTTAACTCTCTAGACGCGATGTCAGTAATGTCTGCAAGGTTCTTGATGTTAGAGTCGAATGAACGCTCAAAGAGGCCGTAAGAGGCTATAGAGTCGCTATCAGAGGTACTGTAGGTGCTGCCGTATCCTGTGGAGTAGCGATAGATAAGGCTGTTACGGATGCGAGCAGTCTGAGTTGTTGAGGTGATAGAACTTGGTGTTGCATACGAGCCATCGAGGTTAGTAAAGCCATTT